ATTACAGATTTTTAATAACATAAACATATGGAAAATACTTATGAATTGATGTAAAAAGATCACGAATGGGGATATGATAAGACTATTAGGCCTAGATTAATATTTAATCCAACTCCAATGATAAAAGGCGTTGTTGGGTTTATAAATAAGATTATATTGACTCGAATTTCTTATGTGGTCCCATAATTTTGTGTGGGGTTGAATACTGGTCAATTACAGGTCAGATTGTAGAAGTAATGAGATAGTCTAAAGAATCCAGTGATACTTACATTTGATGGGTCTACTCATGATGCCCATTAACATCCAGAATTAATATCAATAATAGACAACCGGTTCTTGAATGGTGTAGTACCAAACATCTATAAGAATACAGACTTACATTATAATAGACTAGAAGATCTGTTGTCATCTATGACTCAAATGACTTAAAATTTCGTATACAAGGTTTATCCTAAAGGCTTAAAAGGCTAGGTATTGATTAAAGGGAAGGTTCATGGAACAACTCTATCAGGTCATCCGACCAGGACTACGCTTGGTAATACATTGAGGGTATCAGCATATGTTGAGTATATTTGTATTAAAGCAAATATCCCTAAAACTGCTCTCCATGTAAATGTAGCAGGTGACGATGTTCTTATTTTTATAGAAAAAGAGTACCTTTAATCATTTTAATAAGTATATTCACTTGTGTACATCAATGGTGATATAGCTAATCTAGAGAGCAAGATAGTCTATGGACTAGGTTAAGTCGGGAAAGCTTATAACGTGTCTAATGATTAAATTGATTTTCTAAGTAAGTATGGATTTGTTTCGGGAGGTTAAGTAATTTTAAACAGGAAAGTGAGTAGGGGTTTAATGTCAGGTCACTTTACTCATAAATTATCTAAACACTTTAATATAGGTGATTTTAATTGGTGTATCACTACATCTTTGACCTCCTGGGCTTCAAATATTCCAGGTCTTAGTGATTATATTTAATAAAGGCTATCCTAGTTACAACACTCCATGCCGGATAAAGTTACTATTAAGTCAAAATAATGGCTAAGAGGAGTTAACGAATTCTTCAATGATTGGGGCTATATGAAGAATATACATGATTATACATAAGGCCATGGATGGAAATATTATTATGCACAGAAAGATGTTTACGCTTTACCATTATTATAGTCTTCACCTTAGATATTTGCACAATATTTAGATACTAAAGTTTGTGGATTTAGCCCCAATAAATAAAATGACAAACAAAAATGTAAACAAACGAAATAAAAGAAAGTAACTTAAAAATACTCGAGTAAAAAGACGTGCTCGTTAAATAGTCAGTCTTAATAAACAATTAAAAAATAAACATTAAGAATTA